AGTATTAGACAAGAATCTTAACTTTTATGGCTGAAGAGAAAGAAGAAAAAGAAGGCATCGAATGGGGTGATCTGTTTGGTCATGCGATTAGATTTCTGATTTTGACCTGGAGTTTATCAATGATGACTTTGGGGTACATGGGCAAGGTAAGAATTGATGGAGCGTTCACGGCAGGTTTAGTTAGTGGTGTTTTAGGAAGCTACGGCATTTCCGTGGGAAACAAGAAAAGTGGCACAAATAACAGTAATGGTCCTAAAATAATAGATAATAGTAAAAACAAAGTAGGTATTAAATGAAAAAACTGTTTGCTTTACTTCTATTCGTACCATCTGCTGCTTTTGCTGATATAAAACAGGAGTTTGTTACTTCTGCTCAGATCACGGTAGATATGCCTTTTGTAACTACACAAAAAGTTGGTACGACCTACTCGTTAAGTGGAAACAATATTACCCCATCTGTAACTGTAGGAGATACAACTACATCAGGAAAAATTGGCGGGATCAATGTTGGCTCATTATCCAACGGAGTGCCAGCTATGATTCAAACAGATACAACTGTGACTACAAGTGGATCTTCCTTCTCAAAAACTGAGTCGGTGACAATGGGTGACGCTACACCATCTACCGTCACCCCTTCCAGTGGTATAGCAGCACTTCCAGTATTAGGTGGAACAACAACTGTAGCTTCGGGTGGTACAGCAGGAAACCTTGCTCTTACTTCATTAAGTTCTGGAGTTCATACTTGTACTGCTGGTGGATCAGGTACAAGCTGCATAGGATCTACTAAAGTTACTATTACAATAGATTGAATGATTCTTCCTATAGTATCTGCTCTACTGGCAATTCTGATTTATGGCACTTGTTCTTTTGCGTTATATAAGGTTTTCCTTGATAGGGGTAATACTTATATGGATCGACTTCGCAGAAGCCGTGCCCGTGGTTCCACAATTTCGTTCAGGAAGTTCTCAAACTTCAAGCACATCAGAACAAGTAGTAAATGAAGTTATCACAAGTCATCAGTACCGCACAGGATATTCATACTCAGCGTCAGGACATAATATCAAATCTGAAACGGGATATATCAACCCTACTCCTACGACTACGAACCAGCAAACAGTCGGGGGAGTAAATTTTAATTGGACTTCGCCAAACTTAGAAGCTATACCTCGCTGGTCAATACACACAGATGGAGCAGCATTTTCTCTTCAAGAGACACTAATAACTCCAGGGCTAGATACAACAACAACCATAACTCGTCAAATAAATACAAGCACAACCACAGAAACTACAACTACATTTGGACAATAGCTATAATCCTTTGCCCTGCAAGGGTTTTAGCTAATACAACTGTAGCTTCTCCAAGTTCTAATGCTCAAGGTGTTGTAAATAATAATGCAACTATGATTACGCCAAGCTCAATGCCAAGTTTTAGGATGAGTCAGGGCATAGTTTGTGCTTCTCCTAGTCTTACAATTACACCCTATGTAACTGATAGCTGGTCTTTCGCACTCCCTAGAGAAAGCGTTACTAGAACACCAATATATGATGAAGATACAGGTGAGATTAAATATTATTCTGAAATACCTAGATTTGAAAAAGATACCTTTAATTTGAATTACGGAATCTCTGCTCAGATAAATATTCCACTGGGGAAATCACCAGCACTTTGCCATGAAGCGACCCAAGTAAATATTGAAGCTCAAAAACTATTAATAAAAAAAACTAAAATGGAAATTAGCCTATATCGTTTAGAAATGTGCTCAAAAATGGCGACCCAAGGCGTAACATTCAAACCTAATACTCCAAGTGCTGTTACTTGTGAAGATATTGTTGTTAATATCCCTCCCAACCAAGTAGTTCCTCATAAACATGAATTTAAGTCTAGTTTTAAGGATTCTTTTGATTCTTCCTTTTAGTTAATTTAGAAACAGCTTGCTTTACTAGGGGCCGTACAAGTCCCAAAATAGCGGGAGCACTCGCCCCAACCAAAGCCAAGCTAAATACCCCAACAAACTGAGGGGCAGAAGGTATGTACTGATCTTTCCACTCAACTGCTTCATAAAGAGTTATGCACTCACTTCCATCTTGACTTCTTTCATGCCCGATGACACGTTCTAACTTTTTATCGTTACGAAAGTCTCCTACTCTTTGGTCATTTTTACCAGGGCAGGGAGGAAAATCTGGTGGGGGTGGTTCAGGTAAATTAGGAATCTTTGGCTGCTCTGTTTCTGGTAAAGGCGGTGATTCATTATTGATAAGCGGTTCTTCTGTAATGACCATATTCTCAGGTGTATAGTCAAGAGGAACAAAGCTAGGAAACGGAAAATCACACGTTGCAAATACACCATTTGGATCTTCCAATAATAAATTATGATTACCAGTATTTTTTATATCACGATGTTGATAGGTACAACCAGGAACATCAATATCTGGCGGTTTTGTAATAGTTAAATAATGAGGTTTATACGGTTCTGGTACATCGGGAATGTATATCTCAGGAATATTTATATCAGGTATATCAATCGAAGGCATCTCTTTTCTTTAATACTTCTACCTCTGAAAAGCATTTAGGACAGGATAGGTTAGTCATTACAGAAAACTCAGGATAACCATTCATGTCTTCTTCAATATCAATGTCACCACCTATAATTAGCTCTGTATCGCACCAATAACAATTCATAGTTTTGGCATCACAGGTATAGACGTTCCTGTTGTTTTGGGCATTGCATTATCTAATACTTTGGGCATCATTCCAGAAACATTATCAAGAATTTCATTCATAACTCTTGATTTAAACTGCTCTGAAGTTACATACTTGTAACCAAAGTATGCTCCACCACTCATAGAGGCTACCATTACAAATGAGATAATACTTAAAACATTAGCTATTTTTTGAAACATGGTAAAAGAAGCTATCCTCCGAGCAATAAGTCATAGCCTTATTATATCAATGCTAATTATTCTGCCTACTATTGCACCGTTATATTTAATAACAGGGCTAATGACAAGGCAATTAACAGATAAGGTTAACTAGTTGGTACAAAACTTCCTTGCGTAGGAGTTTTTTCTTCGCTAATTTTTAAAGTTAATTCAGATAAAATCTCATCAACTCTATCCGTTCCAAGGACAGCTTTTACATCAGCAATGATATCTGCTGTTTTTAAATCTGTTCTGGTTGTTAAAGATTCGGGTTTTGTTAAGCCACAAGAACCATAAGATGAAGAAGAATAATCTCCATCAACTCTAGTTACAGTCCAGTGTGCAGTATGACAAAAGCCATCGTCTACATCAAAATCAACACCAGCCAATGCCCAGGTAACAGTTGCCATGATTAGAAGGCAACACCCGTTGCTTGTACTGGTGTGTTAATTAAATCTATTTCTGCTTTAAGTTCAGCTTCTACAGCAGTCACAGCATCCGTTCCAAGGCTATCTTTTACCCATGTAATCATGGTTGCACTATCTGGTGTTTTTGCAGAAGTATCATAAGAAATAAAACCAGAAGGTAATGAATCAGGCTTGGTAAAAATTATCTCACCTGTACGTCTTGCCTTTTCTGTTGAGTCATCCATTCCTTTTACTCGATAGACAACATTTGTAAAGTATCCATCAGCAACATCTCTTTTACATTGAGAGCCGTTGATTTCCCATGTGTAAGTAATAGCCATGATAAAAAATGCTTTTATTAATAGTTTAACCTTATTCTACGACTTCGCTCGTAGTTTCTTGCACTCCTTCTAATTCTTGTAATTGGTCAAGCAATTCCATATACTGATAATTTTTCATATCAAACTCAGCTTTTAATTGAAGTCTTTGATTTTCTAATTTTTTTTGCTCTTCTAATAAAGCATTATGTTTATTTTGAGCATCAAGTGCTTCTTGTTTACGTTTTTCGCATCTGTCAGATAGTTTTGACATAAAATTTTTGTAATTATTTTAAAGTGTACCTACTGGAACGTATAACGGCAATACGGCTTACGCTGCTTCTAATGCTGCAACTTTGTCTGATAATTCCTGTACTGCTTTAATTAAGTGCGGAATAACTCTTTTATATTCAATAAATAATAAATCTTCATTTTCAGTATTAACTAAATTTGGGTCTACTTTTTGCCATTCTTGTGCAATACCACCTGTTCTAACAGTTGTTGAATCTTCTGCATATTCTGGTGTGTAAGTAAAATCAACAATTCGTAATTTAAGAATGTCCTCTAGCCCTTTTGTAGTAGGCATAACATTGTTTTTTACACGTTCATCTGATGCAGAAGTAAGATCAATTGTACCAAATCCATAAAATAAGGTAGTCTGACCATTACCAGCTGCAGCCTGGACATTAATCTTGTTATTGGCTGCTGCTGCACCAATAGCTAAATGACTACCAACTAAGATTCCATCATTTGTAGTGTTGAGCTTCAGCGAATTATCAAAATGGAGGAAAGAAGCTCCATTACGAGCAAATTGTGCCATGTTTTCATGGTTTGCATCACCACCTTGCGTTGACCTTATATGTAAAGCCTCTCCATCTGCTAAAGAACAATCAAAAAATCTATGTTTATCGCCACCACTTGTTAAATTAAGTTCACCGCTAAGGCCAAAATCACCAGTAACATCGGCTCCACCTGAGTTTGTTTGGAATTTTTTACTGTTGTCGAAATATAGCTCTACTGATCCGTCATGTATAAATTTTGCACAAGTTTCATTAGCATTATCTAATGTACCAGCCATGATTTTTAGGTCAGCACCTGTAGGAGCTTCAATTAAATTGTCTGTTCCGTCATGTCTAATTTTATAATCTACCGAATTACCTAATTGAATAGATACGTTATCGTTACCTCTAAATCTAGTAGAAGCCCAAATAGCATTAAAATTAGTTGTACCATTACCAATATTTCTAGTATTATTAGCATCTGGTAAAAGGTTTCCAGTTAGTGTAGCTCCATCAGTTGTAGTCTCAAACTTTTTAATGTTGTTGTGATATAACTCACAGGCTCCGTTAGCATTAAAATCAGCAAGTGTTTCATCATCTAATTTAGTTCTAAACATAACATTATTTGCTCGAATTTTTAACTCACCAGTATCATTTTTAATATGGCTATTTGTTCCATCGTGAAAAATGGTTAAATCATCACTATTTCCATAAGTACTTTTTACGTTGTCACCAGCAGAATAACCAATGTTATTAACTCCATTTGCATGAACTCGACCTGAAATAGAAACTCCACTAGTATCAGTTTCTAACTTTTTACTGTTGTCGTAATATAACTCTACTGCTCCGTCAGATATACAAGTAATTGATGATTCATCAACTTTAGCTCTTATAAAAACATTTCTAGCACTGCTAAAAGTACCTTTATTTCTAATTTCTAGATTACCTGTTGAATTATCGACCTGTGCATTTGTTCCGTTATGGTAAAGCTCGAAGTCATTATCTGCACCGAGTCTGAATTTGGCTGAATCATGTTCTAGATCAAAATTACCACCTGTAGTTATATCAATATCTTGACCAACTTCTCCTCTAATAGCGACTGTAGCTGTATTTGAATCTCTTAAAACTAAGACACCTTCATCACCACTACCACCATGAGTTAAAGCTGCAACTTCATTTCCATTACTATGAAAGACCTTTAAACCATGACTTGAACCAGAAGATGTAATTGCAGCACCATAAGAAGTTGTCTCTAACTTTTTACTGTTGTCGTAATGTATACTTACCCCTGCGTTAGGAGTAGCAGCAATCATTGTTTCATTAGCACTGGATCTTAAATTTAATTTAGTAGTTGTTTTTATAAATAATTCACCAGTAGAATTTTCAATATAGCTATCGGTTCCATTATGATAAATTTGTAGGTCATCACTTGCACCAAATTTTAACTTTTTAGAATCATTTTTTAAATAAACATCACCTGTAGTAAATAAATCTCCATCATTTTGTAAGGTTAATTTATCAACGTATGAACCCGAAGTGTTATTTGCAATGGTTAAATCGTTATCATCTTGGTTTGAATTTAGTCTCCAACCATCACCATTGTCGTCACCCTCATCAGCTATTAGATATAATCCAGCACTTATTCCCTCAGTACCGATAACTGTTAAATCTGCACCAGTAACTTTAGCTCCAGTACTTGTTGTCTCAAACTTTTTACTTCCATTCTCGTAGAGTTCTACTGATTGTTGTGCAATACATTTAATCGCATTTTGACCATAAGTTTGTATATAAAAAGTATTTACATCAGCAGAGTTAGTAATATAACTGTGCGTACCATCGTGATAAATTTGTAAGTCATTCCCTGTACCAGCACTAAACTTGACATTATCTTCAGTTATAAAACCAAAACCACTACCACCTGTTGCTTTTAAATAACCTGTACACTGTGCTCCTGAACTTGTTGTCTCAAACTTTTTACTGTTGTCGTACATTATTTCAACAGAACCATCTTGAGCACAAACAATAGCTTCTTCACCAGCTTTTGATGTAAGTACTAATTCACCAGAACCATCAGCTAGTATTCTTAAATTACCTGTGCTACTTACAATATGACTATGACTTCCATCGTGATAAATTTGTAAATCTCCGCTATTTCCGACATTTAAAAATTGACTATCATTTATTTGTACATTACCTGTAAAAACTCCGTTTCCAGCTACACTTATTCCTGAACTTGTAGTAAAAAACTTTTCACTGTTGTTATAATATAATCCTACTGATCCGTCTGCATCTGCAACTATTATTGACTCAGAATCAGCTTGATTTCTTACTCTAAAAGCATTAGTTTGTATTTCTAAATTTTGACCAGTAGCACCATTAATTATGTTATGACTACCATCGTGATAAATTTGTAAATCTGACCCTGCACCAGCTACGAACTTGCCGTTATCAGGAAGCTTTACTAAACCTGCACTGTCTATTGTTAATCTTGTCGTAGGAGAGGCAGCACCATCAGCCGTTGTACTGAATACTAAACGACCTGGCATATCGTTACTTCCAGGTGTGCCATCTACTTCTGCTTTTATCTTTGCAGCTTGACTTAATAAATCAGTTCCATCTGCTCCAGCAAAAGCTATTTCTCCTAAAACATCATTATTCTGTACAACGGTGACTCCACCATTTGAGGCACTTCTAGATTTACCAAAGGACAAAAAAGAATTACCATTATTAGCAGAGTTTCTAGTAAGTGCAATTCCACTAGTTCCATCCGTTCCTTCGACTTGTAATAAATTAGCAGAACTACCAGCAACTGCTCTTGAGCTAGACGTTCCAATAAGCAAACGCCCTGAACTGTCAATTCTTGCTCGTTCACTACCACCAGTTTCAACAGAAACAGTATCAGCAGCAGGAAATCTTATCGCAGTATTAGTATCGCCAGAATGAATTATCTTATCTGCAATAGTTAAATCACTCGTAGATGTTATAGCTCCAGTTACAGCTAACGTACCAACAACACTTACACCTGTATCAGCAGTTAATCTTGTTGTTCCTCCAGCAGCCAAGCTGACAGTATTCGTTCCACCAAATATTCCACTGTCACTATCTCCAAAATTTATAGCAGGTGCACCATTTGAACCATTTGGCATGGTCAATACACCTGTCAAAGTACTACCAGCTTTTGCTACATAGTTAGTATTTGATGTGGTACGTTCTGCAACCGTTACCGCATTTAAACCAGCAGGGGTTACAACTCTATTTGTAGCTGTTCCAGTTGTTGTTTCAGTGCTTGTAGCAAGTTCAGCAATACCTGAAACTGTAGTAGTAGCAGTAGGTGTTGTAACAGATCCTGGACCAAATATTTTTACAATACTATTATCACTGGCTCGCATAAAGCCACCAATACTATTTATATTTCCATTTACCGCCAGTTCACCAACTTCAGGAAGATCAGATGCACTTGGGGCTGAATCTTGAACAACACTATTTTTTAATTTAATTTGCATTGCTGTTACTTAACGGTCTTAAATAAAGTGTACACGATTTTAATAAGTTCCTCCACTAAGTACTGCGACATTAGCAAACTGACCACTTGCCTGAAGAACTAATATCTGTCCTGTCTGTGGACTTGATACTGTTACATCAGATAAATCATTAAGGCTGGAAACACTACCAGGTCCAGATAAAGTATCAATTCTATCCCAATTATCAGCACCTACACATAAGCACCAATCACCTGCATCAAAGCTGGTACTTGGTACAACTGCTGTTCCATTTCCAGGAGTAACACAAACAAAATACGCACCAGTTAATGTTGCTGTACCTGCTGGTATTGCATTACTTACAGTAAAACCTGCTGATGTTCCAAAGGCTGTAAGTGTAACTATTGTTCCGTTACTAGCATTAAATGTTCCGCAGAATCTAAGGTTTTCTTCTGCTAATCTTCCAAAACCAACAGAAAAGAAACTGTTACCGTTAAAGATTCTTAGCTGTCCTGTAGATTCCTGCAACCAAAACACACCAGTTGGCAAATCAGATATATCAGGTGATGCCTCCTGAATAAACCCAGTAGATAAGTTTGCCAGCTTATCCATAGTGATAGCATCATTAGCTACAAAGTTTGTACCAAACGTACCAGTTGTAATTTTTGTAGCTTCTAAATTAGGAATATCACTAGCAGTAAGACTTGCTCCAGAAGTGACAAAACCTTGAGCCGATACTGTAACTTTTGGATATGTACCTGCTGTTACACCACTATTTGCTATAGATAAAACACCTGTACCAGAAATTGCTAAAGGAGCAGAAGCAACTGGTATTGATACAGCACCAACTGTAGATGCAGTAGCTAAAGGCAGATCACCTGCTACAAGAGCAGTAGTAGATGTAATTAAACCCTGATCGTTAAAAGTAATTCCTGATCTAGTCAAACCAGTAACAGTATTATTTATTGATAATGCACCTGCTGCTGTAACAGCTAAACCACCTGCTGCTGGTACGCTAACACCACCAACTGCTGATGCTGTGGCTTCTGGGATATCACTTGCAACTAATGCTGCTGTAGCGGTTATAAGTCCTTCTGCATTATATGTAATACCATTTCTTGCAGATGCTCCACCTGTTACTGCATTATTTATTCCTAAATTACCTGATGCTACATTTAATGACCGATCAATATTTGTTGTATTTAACTTAGTTGCAGTAATTGTTCCATCTGTTATTTTTGTACCTGAGACACCTGAGATTTTACCGTCAGTAACAGCAGAGTTAGCTATAGCAGCCGTATCAACAGCAT